CTGGGTTCGAAAGAACACAGATGGTCTCCCTTATGGAGTCTTTGGCTCAGTGATGCGTTGGTGTTTTAGCGCCATATCTGCAGGGAAATCTCGTAAGAGGTTTAACTCAGCTCTACAAGCGCTTAATATAGCGTCCCTATTTACTAATGAAACTGTGACAAAATCACAATTCCAAAAGTTTATGGAAGGCGTAAATTGTGAGGAACCCGACGGTTTATCCGTTGAGTTTATCTCTCAATACCAGCATCATGTTAAACGGGTTATCCCGTTTAAACAAGTACAACGAGGAGGAAACTCCTTACTTGAATATCGTGGTTCCACTGAGAAGTGGGCTCCGATGTTTCATAGTGAGAAGCGTGTTCGCCAGTCTGATAACATTCTTGCAGAGATGCAATATGCTACCGGACAGGAAAACTACTTGTTTGCCTGGGAGTACAATGAGCTTTATGCTCCTGTAGTCTCAGGTGTTCAAGGTCCTCTCGTCAGATTGCAAGTCAATCCTGATAAACATCTGTATGGAGGTGAAGTTCACTTCCTACAGGAACCTGGTTTGAAGCTGCGAGCAATCGCATCTCCTTACAGGATTCATCAATTGGCACTCAAACCTCTTGGTGACGCTATTTATAGTGTCGTTGAGAAGTTAGAGTGGGATTGTACTTTCGATCAATCGAAAGCAATACCTTGGATCCAGAGATCCTTGTCAGTTGGAAAGACAGTTCACTCCATTGATTTAACCGGTGCTACGGACTATTTCCCATTAGGGATTCAGCTCGAAACATTGATTGGAATCTTTGGTGATCTGCCTGACATCAAATTACTACAAAGTATAGCTCAACTTAGATGGAAATCTGAGATGGGCGATATTCAGTGGAAACGTGGCCAACCCTTGGGTTTATACCCTAGTTTTGGTATGTTTACATTGACTCATGGTTTGTTACTGTCGTTCCTTTTGGGACGGCCTTACAACAATGAGTTCTTTGTTGTTGGTGATGATGTCGTGATCCTTGATGATACCTTATTCACTAAATATACGGATTTACTCCGTCTTATGAAGTGTCCTTGGTCTCCATCTAAGAGTCTATCCAGTAATCTCCTTTCGGAGTTTGCTGGAAAAGTAATCTTAGATACTCAAGTCATTCCATCTTACAAATGGAGGAAAATATCTAACGATAATTTTCTCGATATTTGTAAGAATCTGGGCCCACAGTCTAGTGTGCTTTTGACAAAGGCACAGAAACGTGTGTTTGACGTTGTCAAACACCTCGTGGAACCAATCGGTCTTAATATGTCGTTTCCAGGATCAAACCTGACTACGATGATTATTAATACTGATCGGTTTCTGCGTAAGTGTGAAAAGCACGCAATGAGGTCACTTGTTGATCTCACTCGTGTGATTCATAGGAATTCCTATGGATCTAACACACCTTATGCTCTTGACCTTGATAAAGTCAATGAACTTAAGGTTACCTTCGACGAGAAGGTAATAGACGTATTCCAACAGACAGTGTTTGCGCGATGCGAATCGCTTTGGCACTGTGTTGCAGAAATACCCCAGGCTCTTGGATTATCACCAAGATTACCTGCAGAATGTTATACCTCAAAAAGGCTTAGCACTCTGAAACGGTATGAGGAACTTGTTGGCACATATCGTACCTAGAGCCC